TGAGGGTGACACAGAAGAAGACAGAGAGAACCTTCGAGCCGCGCGCCGTGAAGAAAGGCGCCTGAAGAAGGACCTGACGAAGCAACGCGAGGTTAGCGCAAAGCATAAGATCAGTTCACTGGAACGCCGCAACGAGACCCTTGAGCGCCGGTTGGCCCAAGTGGAAAACGCCGCAGTAGGATTCCAGTTTGCACAGATCGACCGCTTGTTGGAAGACGAGTCTACGCGTGTAGAGTACGCGAAGATGAAGGCAACGCAGGCCGCGCAAGCTGGCAACGTGGCCGAGCAAATGGAATACATGGAGCAGTTTCACAACGCCAAGACAAAATTGGCGCAGGTGCAAATGCTTAAACAGCGTCAGTTGGAAGAGGCTAAACAGCCCCGCAACAACGTGCCGAGCCCCGCAACAGAGACGGTTCAGCAAAACGCTACGGACTGGTTACATTCAAACCGTTGGTATGATCCAAGCGGTAAAGACACAGACAGCCGCATTGCCAAGGTAGTTGACAATGCGCTGGCAAGCGAAGGTTGGGACCCAGCAGACCCAGAGTACTGGGACGAGTTGGACAATCGATTGAAAGAACGTTTACCCCATCGGTACACGGGCAAAACAGGCGGAGACCGTAACCGCCGTAGCGGAACCTCAAGTGGTCGCACAGACGTGAGTGGTAGTTCTATAAAGAACACCTTCACACTGAGCAGAGACCGCGTGCAGGCGCTCAAGGACGCAGGAATGTGGGATGACCCATCCAAGCGTGCTAAAGCGATCCGAAGCTACGCAGATTTTGACCGTAAGAACCGAGTAACGAAATAAGGGGTAAGACATGGCTAACAATCGAATTACACGAGATTTAGACGACCGCCTGCAAGGGCGTGTTGATGAACTGAAGGCGCGGAATGAAATGTCCTCGCCTGATGAAGCAGTGAAGCGTGAAAGGCTGGAGGCTTTTCGGGACAAATGGTCCAACAACGCACTGCCGGACGTACCGGGTGGGTTAGTGCCCGGTATGCACCTCTGCTGGCTGTCAACGACAAACCAGTATGATTCAATCGACAAACGCATCGCGTTGGGTTATGAGCCAGTGAAAGCCGCCGATTTAGGAAAAGGCTTTGAACACTTAGGCAAGATGAGCTCGGGCAAGTTTGAAGGTTGTATATCTTGTAATGAGATGATCTTATTCAAGATCCCGGAAGACATTTATCAGGAAGTGGCAAAAATGCTTCACCACGATGATCCTTTGGAACACCAGCGTAACATTACGTCGCAGGTTCGTTCACAGGCTGAAGGTGGTAAAGGTGGACGCTCCATTCTGGAAGGTGGCCTCTTGGAGATGGAAAAAGATGCACACAGATCCGCAAATAATTTGCGGTTTAGTTAAACAACTTTAAGGAACCAATAAATGAGTGCAACTTACACTCCCTTTGGCCTGAAGCCCGTATATCATCCTAGCGGCATTATTCGCTCTTTAAACTACACCGGTGTCTATGACGCGGCGGCAGTTTTTTACAGCGGTACTCCTGTCTCTTTTGATGAAGCTACGACTGCAGGCACATCTACTCTTATCGTCGCTACAGCGGCACCTACAGCAGGTCAGCGTTTAGCTGGTGTGTTCGGCGGTGTTGAGTATACAGACGCTTCTGGCCGCCGCACTGTCAGCAAATGGTTTGGTCCCGCTTTGGGAACAGCCTCTGACGTCGTGATGTGGATTTTTATGGACCCCGAAATTGTGTATGAGATTCAAGCTAACGCTGGTGTCGCTAACACAAAAGTCGGTCAAGAGTTCAACTTCTTGACACCTTCCGCTGGTCAAATCATCGGCAATGGTGGTCTGGGTACTTCAACCGCAGGTTTGAACCCCGCCGATGTTGCCGTAGGCACACAAGCACAAATGCAAGTCACTGGTCTCGGCCGTGAAATCAACAATGCTTGGGGTGATAACGCAACTGTTGTGCAAGTCAAGCTCGCTAACGACGCGTTCGTTGCCGCTAACGTAGAATAACTAAAGAAAGGAAGTAGCACATGGCAACCCCAATGCGCAGTACGGACTTTAGAGCGGTAGTCGAACCTATCCTCAATGAAGTCTTTGATGGTGTATACCAACAACGTGATGACGAGTGGAAGGGTTTTGTAACCCAGATCACCGGCATTCCCCGCAACTATCACGAAGAAGTGATGCTGTTCGGTATGAACACAGCCCCTGAGATGCCTGACGGTACCCCCGTTTCGTATGACCAAGGTGGTACATTGTTCATTACCCGTTTCATCTATAAGATCTATGGTTTGGCATACGCCATGACCAAAGTCTTGATGGAAGACGGCGATCACATTCGTATCGGCTCGACTTTCTCGAAGCACTTGGCTCAGTCCATGATCGAGACAAAAGAGACATTGTGTGCAAACTTGCTGAACTTTGCGTTCACTGCCGGCTATGTCGGTGGCGACGGTAAAACATTGATCGCAAATGACCACCCAATCTCCCAAGGTCGTTCTTTCAGCAACCAGTTGTCTACAGCGGCCTCACTTTCACAGACATCTGTGGAACAGTTGCTGATCCAAATCCGCTCTGCGGTGGACAACAACGGTAAGCGTATTCGCCTGAAGGCGGACCAACTCGTGGTACCTCCTGCTTTGGAATTCCAAGCAGAAGTTATCTTGAAGTCTGTCCTCCGCTCCGGTGGCGCTGACAACGATCTGAACCCTATCAAGTCAACTGGCATGTTGCCAAACGGCGCCCACGTGGTGACTCGTTTGTCCTCAAGCAAGGCTTGGTTCATTCAGACCGACTGTGATAACGGTTTGATGTTGGTCATGCGTCGTCCCTTGGAGCGTAGCTCTGAAGGCGACTTTGAGACTGACAGCATGCGTTACAAGGCCTCTGAGCGTTACGCTACAGGTTGGCACGATCCCCGTAATATGTACGGCACGATCGGTTTGTAATCGCAGACCTAGCCGGGCGTAAAGACCCCGGCCCCTAAACGCCTCTCCTGAAAAGGAGGGGCGTTTTTGTTTGTGGATATGGGTAATTCTATGTAAGAGCTATAATCAGCATCGACCCGTAAAGCTCACGGGCGGACGCCATAGAGACGGTGCTGTAATCTTTCTATGGAAAGTAAACAAAATGTCAAGTACTTTTAACACCCCCATCCGCATTTTTAAGCGGAACAACCCCACAAACGACGGCACAATTGCACCAGATAACACTGGCGCTTCCGTCTGCACACAGCAAAAAGCTTTTGTTGGTGGTACAGCCGCCACGTTGACTTTGCCCGCTGGTGCAATCGTTCACGAAATTCAAGCTTACGTAGCCACTGCCGCAGGCTCTCCCGCCTCGACAAACGTTACGTTGGACGCCACAGTGATCGCCACATTGTCTGACGCCGCTGGTGTCAACGCTGGCGCTTTGGCCGCAGGCCAAGCCGCTTTGCTGGCAAACATTGGCACAGTGGACAAAACATTGAGCTACACAGCCGGCGCCAGCGCAATTGGTGTTTTGAGCGTGACCTATACACCTCGCAACCCTGACGGTACAATCACCCCTGTGGGTAACGGCTACACCAACAACTAAGGACTGACATGCGTCAAGTAACAGTTGGAGCGGACGTTCTAGTCCCGATCGACCAGTACATTGCACCAGTTAACGTTACTTACGTTGCCACCGGTTCTGGTACTGTTGAGATCTCTTACACTGATCCATTTCCATTGAACGCGCAAGGGTACCCTGTACCTACTGCGCCGGTGATGACTTGGATTGCGGCGCCAGCCAGCCCAATCGTGAACCAGCCCTTCCGGGCTATTCGCGTTACTGGTGGCACCAGCCCCACACTCACAGTTATCCAAGCTGGAATTCGATAATGGGTAACGCCTACTACGGCGGTATCTATTGTGACACGCGCGGGCAGTCTGTACTGTCCGTCGCTGTCTGCGATCGTTGTAATCGCAAAATGTCGTACACGCTTCTCAAACCAGATCCAAACTATCCCGGTCTCATGGTATGCCCTGACGACTTGGATCAGTTCGATCCATGGCGCCTTGCCGCCATTCAAACCGAGAACATCACCCTCAGGCACCCGCGGCCTGACGTTTCCGTCGCCATTCAGGGCAAAGGCGGACTTATTACTAACGCCCCCAACGTGGCTAATATCAACCAAGGCCCCAACATGCTTGGTGATGGATTGGGTAATTCGTTGACCCCGGCAACATACGGCAACACGTCTAGCACACCCACACCCGGCGACATTAAGGTATAAAAATGGCTGATATAAGCATACTCCAACTACCACCAGCAACGTACCTAAACGTCAACGACGTCACGGTTATTGTTCAAGACGGGGTTACAAAGAAGGCCGCCATTGCGCTATTCCAAGGCAGTACTACTTACACTGTAGCCACACTGCCTAACGCAACCACCTCTGGGCTTGGTGCTAGGGCTTTTGTTACTAACGCACTGTCCCCTACGTTTGGGTCAACTGTTGTTGGAGGGGGTGCTGTTGCTACGCCTGTGTATTCGGACGGCACAAACTGGAAGGTTGGATAATGGACTCGCAGGACCTGTTCAACGCGGCAATCACGCTGTCTGGTGCCTTTGGTGGTTGGATTTTGAAAACGATCTGGGACGCCATAAAAGATCTCAAATCTGAGATAAAAGAATTAAACCGCGAAGTCAACCAAGACTTTGTGCGACGTGAAGACTTTAAAGACGCTATTGGTGAAATTAAAGACATGTTGAATAAGATCTTTGACAAATTAGACAACAAGGCGGACAAGTGAAATGGATAGTTTTAATACTGATCATTGCTTGTCTATTAGTTGGTGCCGAGGCTAAAGTTGGTTGCCACGTAAGAGAGTTTTACGGAATAGCGTACACCATACACAACCCTTCAGAACGACACCAACAACTGTCGATGTGGTTGACAAACAATGTGCAGTTTTGCAGAAGCCAAGACTTGGTTGTAATCTGGAACAACTTGTCAGAGTGGGCGGGGTCTGCGGATTCCGCAGAAGTCAGGGCCAAAGTAATTCACGGGTACAAAGAGGCGCTTGATAGGGAAAAGAAATGAAGGTCAGCTACGACAAGTGGTACCCCGTCGTTCAACCCATGGCTTCAACACAGCAAGAGGTGTTTATCAAACGTATAGAAAAGCGAAACGCCGAACACGCCTTGCAGGTGCAGATTGATAACACGGTGAAAAAGTTTCATCAGTACGAGTATGAGATTTACGAATACAGAATGAAGCAAGTAACGATGAACATTGAGATTAACAACCTTAAACGTGAGATTGACAAACTTGTATGATAAAGAAACCGGCACGCAAACCCTCAATAGAGGTGAAGGACAAACTGACATTGTGGGTCACACTCATGGTAAGCGCGACCCTATGTATCTCCGTGTTGGCCATGGTGGTCAGCTTTATGTTGGGGCTGTGGGCCAAGGAAGTGGACAACGCGGAAATTTTCAAGATGATTTCACCCGCGTTTTCTACTCTTATCGGCGGCATGATTGGATTCCTGTCTGGTATCAAGTTGATGCAGAACGAAGACAAAAAACACCCTTGTAAGGATTGATGATGTTTGATATTTTATCTGGGGGCTTACTAGGCTCCATCTTCGGCGGTATCTTCCGTATGGCCCCCGAGGTGCTGAAGTTTTTTGACAAGAAGAACGAGCGCCAGCACGAGTTGTTAATGTTCTCCCGCCAGTGTGATTTAGAGCAACTAAGAGGCGCGCAGAAACTTGCAGAAATTGGAGCGGTTAGAGAAGCCGCGGTGGACGTGGGTGTTATGGACGCATTTAACAGCGCCATTCAACAGCAGGCGGACATGGTCAAAGCCGCAGGTGGATGGGCCGCGTCTTTATCCGCGTCTGTCAGGCCCGTCGTAACGTACTGGGTGCTGTTTATTTGGTCGTTTATTCACGTTTGGTTTGCATGGAATGCGTGGCTTGCCGGCGCCCTTCCTATCGAAGTTTTTAAAACAATGATGACACCAGACTTCTCGGCCTTGCTGGCCGGAACTATTAACTTCTGGTTCCTCGACCGTACACTGGCCAAGCGTGGGCTATGAACCTAGACCTTGCGGCGGCGTTCTGCCGTCAGTTTGAAGGATACCGCGCTAAACCCTACCTGTGCCCTGCCAACGTGGCAACCATAGGGTATGGGTCCACCTACTACGCAGACGGGCGCAAGGTGACCCTAGAGGACGCCCCAATGGACGAGCCAACGGCTAGGGCGCTCTTGATGACTGAGTTGCACCACAACTACCTACCCGGCGTGTTGCGTAACTGCCCCATTTTGGCGGCGGATGAGCGCAGGTGTAACGCCATCGTGGACTTCTGTTACAACCTTGGGATCGGCCGTTTACAGACTTCCACCCTCAAGCGCAAGATCAACGCGCAGGATTGGGAGGGGGCCAAAGAGCAGTTAATGCTCTGGACCAAAGGAGGCGGTAAAGTTTTGCCCGGTTTGGTTAAAAGACGAACGGCCGAATGCGCTTTACTTTAAGGGCATAACGGCCCTTTTTTATGGGTAATTATCTATAGGAGAACCTAACCATGGCAACAAAATACACACCCCGCATCGACCACTCTAAAAAAGACTACGAGTCTGAGGCCGCCGACATGGCCCAAGACAAGAAGGTCGTTAAAAAAGCGTTCAAGATGCACGACGAGCAAGCCCACGGTGGCGAGAAGACAGACATGTCCAAGCTCAAAAAAGGTGGCCGCGCTAAGATGACCACGGGTTCCGTGCGTAATTTCAAGGCCGGTGGTTTGACTGGTGTGAAGAGCATCGACAAACAACCCAACGCTAAAGCCCCTAAGAAGGTTGCTGAGAAGTACAACAAGGGCGGAATGTGCTAAACAATGGCTAGCAACTACGACAACACCTCTAACACAACTGGTCAAACCACCATATCGGTTGACCAGTTGATTTCGTTTGCCTACAAAGAAGCGGGCAAGCTGTCAGAGGAGTTGACACCGGAGTACGTCAACGCGGCCCGTCAGGCGCTGTGGTACATCCTGATCAACCTGTCAAACCGCGGTGTGAACCTGTGGTTGCTTGAGTACATTGTAATGGGCAGTGAGGCACAACAGCGCGCCTACACCCTGCCTGTGGGCACCGTAGACATTCGCGAGGCCAACTACCGCACACTGACCACGCCCTCTCCCACAACAGACACAACGTTGGTGTTCAACACAACTACGTTGGACTTGTCGCATAGTATTGCGGCGGGCGCGTCTGCGTCGGCCTTTTTCAGCGGTAGCCCACGTTTCTTGAGCGCGGGTTTTTATTGCGAAACACCAAACAAAACACTGACTGTTGAGTACAGTTACGACAACATTACGTGGGCCACAATTGGCACGGTGAGTAACAGCGCGGTCAACAACTGGGGCTACTTGCAGATTGACGGGTCCCCTGCGGCAGGGTACTGGCGTTTCCGCAACACAAGCGCGTCGGCAATTGTTGTTAGAGCCCTGTCATTGGCCTCTGTCCAACAAGACATTCCCATGGCGCGGATGAACCGCAACGACTACTACAGTCTGCCTAACAAAGACTTCCTCAGTGTGAGGGCGTTGCAGTATTGGATGGATCGTCAGGTAACGCCTGAGATCAACGTGTGGCCAGTGCCACAAAACGCGTTCCAAGTGTTTCAGTTCATCATTGAGTTGCAACCACAAGACGTTGGTACTTTGACTGACGAGATTGCTATTCCAGACCGTTGGGTGCCTGCCATCCAAGGCCAGTTGTCACACCGGTTGTCCAAACTGTTGCCCGGTATTGACCCCGCACGAATTCAAATGCTGAAACAAGACGCCGCAGAGGCAACGCTGTCGGCCGAAGAAGAGGACCGCGATAAGTCTCCTATTTTCTTCCGTCCTAATGTTTCCTACTACACCCGATAAGAAGAAATAACTATGGCACAAGCGGGATACACACCAATTCAACTGTACTTCAGTTCCACCGCGGCGGCGGTGCCCACCACAGGTAATTTGATTACCGGTGAGTTGGCGCTCAACGCCAACGACGGCAAACTGTATTATAAAAACTCTGCTACTAACACAGTTAGACTTTTGGCTGACGGGGCGACGGCTACGGGTAATTTGCCCGGTGGTGCAACGGGCTCTGTTGTCTACCAAAGTGCAGTCGGTGTAACAGCCTATTTGCCAATTGGTGGTGCTGGTTCATTGTTGTACTCAACTGGTACGCTACCTGCGTATGCGTCAATAGGAGCGGCTGGCTCGATTGTTTATTCAAACGGTACATCACCAACTTCAATTGCAATTGGCTCTACTAATTCTTTGTTGTACTCCAACGGAACAACTCCAGCGTATGCGTCTATTGGTGCGGCAGGTTCAATTGTTTACTCGACTGGTACAGCACCTACATCACTTGCAATTGGGGCTGTAGATACTGTTCTAACATCAACAGGATCAGCACCTCAGTTTGTAAGCCAAGCTAGTTTGTCAGTGGGTACAGCCGCCGTAGCAGGTTTTGCAACTACTGCTGGCGCGGCAACAACAGCGACTACAGCGACTACAGCGACTAACCTTGCTGGTGGTGCGGCAAACAGGGTTGCCTTTCAATCAAGCACAAGCAACACCACGTTTGTAGCCGCTCCAACAATTGCTGGTACGGTGCTTGGGTGGACTGGATCTTTATTAGATTGGGTAGCCGCCCCAGCCGCCACAACGACAACAAACATTGCTGGTGGTGCTCAGTATCAGATTCCATTCCAAAGTGGTGTTAGTACAACAGCGTTCAGTTCAAATCTGACGTTCAATTCAAGCACTAATACGGTTGGAACAACAAACATTACAGCAACTGGCGCAGTCTCTGGAAACAGTGTTGCATCAACAACAACAGTAGCGGCAACAACAGGTGTTTCTGCAGGCACAACAGTAGCGGCAGGAACAGCAGTCACTGCGGGAACTTCTGTCACAGCAACAACGTCAGTGACTGGTGCTACTGTTATTGCCAATAAAGCGATTGCCCCAACAGCAACAACTGGTGCGCACAGCTACGGAACACTCTCGTACACCGACACAAACATTTTTGAGTCAAGTCAGACGTCTGTTAACAGCTACGCGCAGAAGATTTTACAGAATACCAACAACGGTAGTACTGCGTCGGTAGACTACATTGTTTCAAATGACCTAGGCACTGGAACCACGTACTACGGTGACTTTGGTATGAACAGTTCCACGTACAGTGGAGTTGGCCCTTTTCAATTGGCAAACGCGGTGTACTTGTACTCAACGGATTCGGACATTGTTATTGGCACAAAGACAGCGCACAGTTTGCGTCTTGTCACCAACGACAACTCAGCGGACTCGATGACAATCAGTTCTAACGGCTCGGTAGCCTTTAACGGCAACTTTGGTGTTGCTGGCAAGGTTCTCGGTTCAAACGGCACGGCAGGGCCACCAACGTGGGTAGACGCTGGTGGCGCACCTTCATTCTTACTTATCAACGCAGGAGTCAGTTAAATGGCAACGAACGCACAATATACAAAAAACGCACGGCAGTCGTCTGTCGTAATTAGTACGGCAAATACAAACCGTGACGGTACAGGAACAATGACCATTCTGTGGACTGCACCTGCTTTTGTAGACGCCACAAACCCCGGTGGTTCACGCATTGAACGAATTGTCATTCAAGCTACTGGTACCACCACAGCGGGTATGGTGCGTTTGTTTGTAAGTTCTGACGCACTGAGTAACACTGCTTCTAACACGTTCTTGTACGAAGAGGTACCTGTAACAGCGGCTACACCTTCTACTACAGTGCAGGCTTATTCAGTGGCGCTTCAAGCTGTGACGTACCAGACACTGTTCCCAATCATGATTGGCCCCGGATGCACTCTGCGTGTGTCCACGGCTAACGCTGAATCTTTTATTGTGACTGCAATGGGCGGAGACTACTAAAATGGCAAATGGATCTTTTGGACTTAGCGGTTTACCTACCGCACCCACCACTGTTGGCGGCGGTAGCAGTATTGTTAACCCCTTCACACAAACAGAGGTAACGCTCGCTTCTGTGAACGGTTTTAGCTCTGGCGACTTGGTGTACCAATACAACGGTGACTATCAAGTAATTAGCTCAACTGCGGCTTCTTCATCGACATTCCCTGTTACCACGCAAACAGTTACAAACATTGGTAGCGGACTGGGAGGTTTTCAGCAAATTCAGTCAAACCGATTTAACAATACTACAAAAACTGTAGCTACATTATCAAACGGAAATATTGTTTGGGTTTTTAATAAATATACTGCGTCGGGAATATTCCCATACTTCAAAATTACAGATGAAAACAACACGGAAGTTGTTGCGGAAACGGTTATTGAATCCGTTGCAATGCCGAACCAGTCAATTGGCCCAACGGTTTCCGCCTTGTCTGGCGGTGGTTTTGTTGTTGCATGGGTTAACTCATCAGGTTATATTAGGTACGCTGTTTATTCAAATACAGGAACAGTTACAACAGCGTTGCAAAACGACACTGGCGTAACCGCATATTCTGGTAATTATCAATTTGCAGTTGCGTCAAGACCAGTATCTGGCGGTTTTGTTTTTACACTAATGGAAAATTCCTCGTTGATTGTTAAACACCGCGTTTACGGTGCAACAGGTACTGCAACATACGCATGGACGTCAAACAACACTTTGCCAAGCGTATATGGATGGCCCCGTGTTGCGGTTCGTAGTGACGATAGTTTTGTCGTTATTTCAATGAACGCTTCTGCAAGCACATACATTTACTATTTGTGGGATTCAACAAACAACGCGGTAACAAACGGTAGCTTCTCAGCATCTCCATCGTCTGCGTTTGGGCAAGATGTATGCGCGTTATCAAATGACGTTTTCATTCTTGTTGCTGGAACTAATACTGGACTTTTTTACAGAACACTAACTGGCTCAACATTGTCTGGTTCTAGCGTTCGGATAAGTCCCGGCACAAGCTCGTCTTCAAGTGAATACGTTGCTGTTAGACCTCTTACAAACGGTGGTTGGGCGGTTGTTTATACGACTGCTACTATTGATGATAGTCAACAGTTTTACCAAGGGCTTGTTTACGTAAACGTCTACAACTCGGCTAATACTTTGTTGAGTGTTACTTATAAAGGATCAACCACTTCATACACGGGTTTCCCGTATAACTTCATTCCCGGTTCTCTTAGCTCAAATACGTATTTTGGCTTAACGGAAACAACAAACTATATTCATGTTGTAACTAATGGGTATAACGCTAGTTCCAAAACACAGCAATGGGCTAGGTTTAATAAAACCACGTACTCGCCCGTACCTTTTACATCTACAACAGTATCTGCTGTCAATACACCTGCTTTAGCAACAGGGGCGTATGCGCCCGCTGGTTCTACGCCCACTGCGGCGGCTTTTTATGCCGCAAGTACAAGCACTGCTGGTTGGGAAACACCAAGTTTAACAGAATCAATCATACTTGCCGCTTCTACTACCATTGATACTGCGATAAGCACTATTACCTACACTGACTCGGCATCACTATCAACTGGTGGGGCGGTTATAGCTTATTCTGGATATGCACCCGGATCTGTGGGGTATACTAGATTTGCTGTTTATAACGGGGTAGGCAATCAAATACTTCCAGTTACAGCACTAAATTCCGATGCTGGAGCAGTAAAAGTTATAGGCTTAACTAGCAATAAATTTGCAATGTGGTCAAATAATGTTTTGTATGTATACAGCAACACTGGCGCGCAATTAACAAGTTTGACTACAAATTTTACCGTTGACGGTTCTCACTCTATAAGTTTAGCGCCATTGCCTAACGGAAGATTTGTTGTGTTCGCAAATGCTAGTTCGAGTGAATCATACTATCTTAAATTTACCGTGTATAACGATAGTTTGAACGTTTTATATGGCCCATACACCGTTGATGCTTATAATACATTGCCGTGTCAAGTAGCCACACTTGGTGATAACATTTACGTGATTTACCGACCAAGCGGGCAATCTGGAAATGTTAACCAAATGACTGAGTTTTTACCAACTGGCACAAATACATGGTCACTTTACGCTAACAATAGTATTACTAGTGGTTATCCAATAAATTCTAGGGCTTTTGGTTTAAATTCTGGGACATTTATTCGTATATATACGAACAACTCTGGCTCCGGTACTATTCAACAAATGAATTCTACTGGGTCAGCTTTTGCAACTAATAGTTTTTCGGTTTACAACAACGGCACTAATGTAGATCAAAGCCCACTTCAAATTGCCCCAACTTGCAATGGAAATTACTTTTATCTCGCAACTCCAAATTCAGGCTCAAATTCATATTTAAATTTTTACTATGGTTTTACCGGAGTTGCTGGGAATAGCGCTAGCGGTATTATTACATCAAATTATCAAACTGCAGGGGCTAAACCAACAGTAGCAGGATTATCAGGGGAAAAAATGCTAATCGGGTATGTGCCTTACGTCACATCCACTGGTAGAGAATATATGACTGTTGCTATTGTTGATGCTGGCAGATACCAAGGAACGCAATCTATTGTTGCTGGATCATCTATATCAAATGCTTCTACTGTTTTAAGCCCTTCAACAGGGTTTAGATTGGTTGGCGTAGCGACATCTACAGCACCCGCTGGTGGCACGGGAACGGTTGTTATTAACGGCAATGCAACACTTAGCAGTAGCTATTCATCCGTAGCATCACCCGGACAAGCGTTTGACTTCTCTGGCCCCGTGGCGTTTGGTGCGGCTGGAACTGTTATTGGTCGCAATGTAAATCTTCAAGGAAACGTGTAATGCCTTACATTTCATCAACCTCTCAAGTCAACAACCCTGTAAGTGGGGTGTTTGGTACTGGTCAAGTTCGGGTCTTTTCATCCTCTGGTATTTGGGCTGTACCCTCTGGCATTAGCAGGGTTCGTGTTCGTATGTGGGGCGGAGGCGGTGGTCAGAATACTAGCGGTACTTATTCAGGTTCAGGAAGTGGTTTTGCTTTAAAAGCAATTAACGACTTATCTGGTGTTACTAGCATTTCAGTATCAGTGGGAGCCGCAGGCACAAGTGGTAACCCCGGAAACGTTGGTGGTACATCGTCGTTTGGTTCTTACGTTTCTGCTACTGGCGGTCAAACTGGCCCAGCTTCCACAGCAACAGCGGGAACAGGGGTTGGTGGTGACATTAACACTTCTGGTGGAGTAGGGGTATCAGGAGGTACTTCTGGTGGTGGTGGGGCTGGTAATTTATTTGGAAATGGCGGAGACGGCACCAGTAATATTAACGGCAACAACGGCGCTTCTGGTGGTGGTGGCGGTCAATCTCAATCAACTAGCGTAAGCTCTGGTGGAAATGGTATTCTTGGTATTGGCGCTAGCCCCTCTGTATACAGCACCTACGGAAACATTTCTCCCCAAATGCCAACAACAGGACAAGAAGGTGGGTTTTCTATAGACTTTATTGGTACTGGGGGTGGTGGTGGTGCCGCGTCCTCAACTTTAAAAATTAACGGAATTAACGGCGGTGGTGGTGGCTTTGGCGCTAACGGTGGTTTCCCCGGCGGTGGCGGTGGTTATGGTGGTAGTGCCGCTAATGGCATGGTTATTGTGGAGTGGTAAAAATGAAATTTGCACGAATTACAGACAGTATTGTTGTTGAGTTTTTAGTAGCCCCTAGTGGGTTTTCTTTGAACCAATGTTTCCACCCAGACATTTTGGCGCATTGCGTTGAAGTGCCTGATAGCGCCCAAATTGGCGATACATACACACCCCCTGTGGTTGAAGAGACACCCCCTGTAACCGAATAAGGTAGAAAATGGCCGCAGAAGCAATGACCTATGACAGCCTCGTTGAGGATGTCATTACTTACTCTGAGCGTGACGACACTTCGTTTGTTGCGCAAATTCCTCGGTTGATCATGTTGACCGAGCAGAGCATTGCCGCCCAGATCAAAACACTCATGCAGTTAAACGTGGTCAACACCACACTGACTGTCAACGACCCTGTGATTCAAAAGCCGGCACGTTGGCGTAAAACGACAAGCATGAAGATCAACGGCCAGCCTGTGCTCAACAGGTCGATGGACTACGTGTCCCAGTTTCAGACAGAGTCCAGTAACGGACAACCCTTGTACTACGGAGATTACGACTATGATCACTGGGCTCTTGCTCCAATTCCAAACAGCGCTTACTCGTTGCAAATTATTTATTACAGCCGCATACAGCCGCTTGATGTCACGAATCAAGAAAACCTCTTAACACGCGAGGCCCCTCAGGCTTTGCTGTACGGCACCTTGCTTCAGGCACAGGGCTTTATTAAGAACGCGGACAAGCTTGCAATGTGGAAACAGTACTACGACGAGGCCATTAACGCACTCAAAGGCGAAGATCAGAAACGCATGATCGACCGCAACGCAACAAGACAGGAACCTTAAATGCCAACATATACCTCCCCGTTTACTGGGAACGTAATCCAACCCACGGACGTAAGTTACGTATCTCTTGCGCTATCGGGCACGGTACAACTGTACTGGCCCCAGTACGTCAGCACGGCGGGTCAGCAGGTTGCGGCCCGTATCATGGACGTTGTGTCCACTGCCGGCGGCATTATTAAGTTGCCAGACGCACAGCAAGCCTCTGTTGGCCAAGACATTCTGTTCCGCAACCAAGGCGCTAACGCGTTCACTGTGTCTCGCTCAGACGGCACTGGCTCGTTCACCGTGCCCGTGGGTCAGGCCTACTACACGTACCTGACTAACAACACCACCGCGGTGGGTGTATGGCAGACCGTAGCGTTCGGTGTTGGTACGTCCTTTGCAGACGCCGCCACACTGGCAGGCAACAGCACAGCGGCCATTCTAGGCAAGCTAGAGAGCACAATCATTACCAACGAGTATTCCTCGTCTATCACGATCAATGACGCGTCTCGCGCGCAATGTTTTGTGTGGACCGGTGGTGCGGGCTCGACCACGTTGCCCGCTGTGGCTTCGTTGTCTTCTGGTTGGTACATTCTGGTGCGTAACAACGGCACAGGCACGCTGACAATCAACACGGCGTCTGCTGGTTCAACCATTGATGGACTGGCTAGCTTGGCCCTCCCCCTTGGTGACTCATGCTTTATCTGCGTGAACCAAGACCCAATTAAGCAAGACTTTTTTACAGTTGGACGTTCACGCCCTAACAGCCTGACGTTCTCTTCTGCCACGTACGACGTGGACGTGGTGGCCGGCGGCACACTGAGCCTGATCACCAACACACCAATTATTCAGCGCTACACCGCGCTAAGTGGCACCCGCACAACAACCTTGGCGGTTCAGTTGCCTGCCGTGACTCAGGTGTACTACCTGCTGAACGACACCAACCAGAGTGGCTACAACGTCACGTTCCAAGTGCAGGGTAGCGCACAACCCCCCTACTCTTTGCCAACGTCTACACAGGTTATTGTGCTGAGTGACGGCACCAACCTGTACCCTTTGATTCAGACCAACGTTGGTCAATACTTGGCCAACAGGGGCACCGCGGCCTCTCCTGCGTTCACGTACACACTGGACCCTGTGACGGGTATGTACTCACCCAACAACGGCCAACTGGGCTTCTCTGTTGCGGGCACCAACATTGCCACCATGGACGCAACTGCCGGCGTGGGCAACTACGTGACCCGTTTTGTGGGGCGCGTGCAGGCTGACCTGATTTCTGGTGGGGCGTTTTAATGGCCGGCGAACCGTCCAAAATCTTCACCCTCTTTGTAAAGCCCGGTATCAAGCGGGACGGTACACGCTTTGAGGCTGACGAATATAACGACGGTAAGTGGGTAAGGTTTCAGCGTGGTAAAGCAAAGAAGATTGGCGGCTACCGCCAAATGTTTGCCTCCCCCACCGGCATCCCACGTGGGATGATCACCAACTCACTGAACGGCGTTAACTACATCTACGCGGGCAACTACAAGGGTGTTGAGGTGTTCAACACAGGCACCGACCAAGGTGTGGGTGTGGGCCCGTTCCCTATCGAGTTTAGTAAGACCTACGTGGTTGTTCAGGTTAACACATCACCAAGAACAATTCACGTTAAGGGCAACCACGTTGCGGCTTTTCCAAACCCCTCAACGTTTTGGGCATACAACACGTCTGGTGTTCGTACCAACTTCACAACCGACACAACACCGACGTACAACACCCCCGGCAACTACACCGAGTTACACTTGGTTTCAATCACAGGCATGCAGACCACGGTGCCGTTTGAGATTTATGTGCCTAATGGTTTTGCCGCAAGCAACCAACATTTGTGGCAGTTTGACATTGCGTACGACTCCACTGGCACAGGCAACTCCAAGCTGTTGGCCCACCCCGGCCACAACCTAGACAACATTGACGCTGGTGTTAACACGTCGCTTTTTGCAGGTAACTTCTTGCCCGACCCAACAACAGGCAAGTACATCCTGACCGAGGTGGTTGACTCCACTGGCACAACACCAACGTACCTGCCAATTGACGTGAGCGGCGGTGTTGTGGTGCTACACCCGTTTGTGTTTGTGTACGGCAACTACGGCCTCCTGCGCAACAACAACGTCATCTTTAACTCACCCACGGCCAACGTGCAAACGTTCAGCGACTGGAACGGCACGCTTGCCAACGAGGTAAACGTGACGGCCGGCAAGATCGTGCGCGGCTTTCCTATTCGCGGTGGTACCTCTTCACCCTCTGGCCTCTTCTGGGCCACAGACTCTTTGGTGCGTGTGTCCTTTACAGGCACCACGCCCTACTACTGGCGCTACGACACGGTGTCTAACCAGACGTCTATCATGTCGTCTAGCTCAGTGGTTGAGATGGACGGCACGTTCTTTTGGATGGGTGTTGACCGCTTCTACCTTTACAACGGCGGCGTTAAGGTCTTGCCCAACGACAAGAACGTCAACTACCTGTTTGACAACATTAACTTTGGCGCCCGTCAAAAGGTGTGGGCCACCAAGGTCCCCCGCTACAACGAGATCTGGTTCTTCTACCCGCGCGGTACGGCAACAGAGTGCACAGACTGTATTATCTTTAACGTCAAGGATAACGTCTGGTACGACGCCGGCGAGGCTGAAGGCGCGCGCAGGTCCTGTGGTTACGTGACCGAGGTGTTCCCTCGCCCTGTCTGGGCAGGATGGGACTTTAACGGCCAACTGGGCCAAACGTACACGCTAACCTATGGTCCAAACCGTGCCACGTCACCAGTCACAACAGCCTATCAGGTGATCGCCCCCGGGGACCTAACAACCAACCCCGCCGGTAGTTTCATGGTGTTTAACACTCAAATTGCAGAGAACTTTGCCTCTGTTAACCAAATCACCGCGGCGGTGTTTACAAACAACTCCTCTGGTGGGTACACCACGCTGACCTTTGTGGACATTGTGCCTGTCTCGGTGGTTGCGGGCAGTACCATGACACAGGCCACGGGTGGCTACTCGATATGGGAGCAGGAGTTTGGAAAGAACAAGATCACGGCAACCGAAGAGTATGCTGTTGACTCTTTTGTAGAGACCTGCGACATCAGTTGGGTGGGAGGCACGCCCGCCTCAGACGAGCCCATGGGCGTCAACAGGCGCATGCACCTGACCCGTATTGAGCCTGACTTTAAGCAGGTCGGTGACATGGAGCTTACCGTTGTTGGTAGGCCTTTTGCAAACGACGGTGTAGAAGAGAAGGGACCCTTCACCTACACGCCCACGTCCGGCAAAATTGACCTTCGCGTTGAAGCGCGTCTTGTCAGTTTGCGCTGGCGCAGTAACGTTATTGACGGAGATTATGAGGCCGGTAGAACGCTAATTACCGCCGAGTTTGGCGACGAACGGCCTTAAATGTTAATCGAATTCTTGCCCGAATATAGCACTTGGGAAGACTGGAACGGGAACTTGCTACACTATTTTGGTGAACAGCAGTTCCCGTTTTTGCCTGAAGACCAGTGGCGTGAGGTGGCCTACGCGGTTAACTTCAACCCCGTGTTTGATAAGTACGCCATCCCCAACCCTGAAACGTTTGAAACGTGGCAAGAATGGGCCAACCTGTTGATCACCGCAGTCAACGGCAACGGGGCATAAACACCTCAAATTATGGGTAATTCTCTATAGGAATACCCAACCAACACGACGCACAAAATGGCCTACGAACAAACATACGATACCGCCTCTGAAGACACCAGTGCTCTTGGTGGGTTATCTTCTATTGCCGCGCCAGCCGCCGCTCCCGCCGCTGTTGCAAGTCTTCCTAGCTACGAGAACGCATACTCCGCGTTTGGTGGAAAAGAAGGCACGGACAGCTTACTTGCACAGTTAAGGGGTATGGGGTTATCTGAAGACAATATTGATTCTTCCCTTTCTCCTTATTACACAACAGACCCCACAAACACAGTAGCCGCGCCTGTAACACCTGTAGTAAATAACTATGCAGGCACTCAAACTGTTGCGGAGCCAGCCCAAATGATCGGTGGGTTAGCGCAAGAGTTAGACACTCAATCTGTTGCTGGACAACCCCAAGTACTTAGTGGGCTAGCGCAAGCTACACCTTCTAACACAAATAATATTTTGTCTGGGAATATTATGGCTGGCGCAAGTTGGCATAGCCTGAATCCAACATTGGCAGACCAGTTAACACAAGCCACGGGGCAACAAACACTTAACACTGCTGTTGGTGGATCTACAACATCAGATACCTTACAACAGTTAAACGACTTCACTAGTTCTGGTGGCTCATTTGCGCCGGGGTCTAACTTGATTTTGCAACAAGGCGGTCTTGATTTTATTAACGGCGTGGATAAAGAACAAACTTTAAACAACCTTGATCAAATTATTTCTTACATGAATCAACAAGGCGTCAATGTTGTTTTGGCTGGCTCTCCCTACGCCTCGTCTTTTGCAGATGTAGAATCAAACAACTTTAACCCTGAACTAGATCAAATTTATAACATCCTTGCTAACAAGTATTCAAATGTAACGCTTGTTGATTCGATGGGAAGAATTTTGCAAGATAAGTCTTTGTTGGCAGACCCAATACACCCCAATGCGCGAGGTTGGGAAATGTATAACCAAAGCATTCTTGACGCGTTAAACAACCGAAACCGTATAACCGAACAAGGTTATTGAGTTTAAATATGGCATTAGACAACTACCGCTCAAACATGTTTGAAGACACAGAAGATGACTTCGGTGGGTTGTCGTCTTTGGGTGGAGAAACAGTTACGCCTGCCGCTGTTGCAAGTCTTCCTAGCTACGAGAACGCATACACCGCGTTAGGTGGAAAACAATCTGTTGATGATTTAGCTTCCCAGTTTAGGACTATGGGAATGTCTGAAGATGCAATTGGTTCTGTTTTTTCTCCTTATTACTCAACAGCCACAACAGGTACTACAGGAGGTCTTCCTGCGACTACAACCCCTGCTACAGGCGCAACTACAGGCGCAATTACAACCCCTGCTACAGGCGCAACTACAGGCGCAACTACAGGCGCAACTACAGGCGCAACTACGCCGCCAACAATTGCAAGTCTAAAAGACGCATACAACAAATTAGGCGCTACTTACACCACTTCCGACATTACTGAGGCAGGTGAACAAGTTCATGTGCAATCAAGAGACTTAGGTGGGGGGTGGATGGCGTGGGAGAATCCGGGCGCGACCACCCACACTGGCGGTGAAAGTGGAGAAACTATTTCAGCCCCGGCAACCCTTGGTGGTTTTGCAAAACGCAATACAGACGGAAACGCCACGGATTATTACGATACAGACGGGAAATTCCTGTTCACTCAAAAAGATGTAAGTTTAACCAGTCAAATCCTACGTGATTTAGGCCCAGTCATTTCTATGGTTGTGCCTTTTGCGGGCGCTGAATTAGGAACGTTGTTAAATGTATCCGCCGCAACAGGCACTGCAATTGTTAATGCAGGTTTGCAAGTAGCTAATGGGGCTAGCGTTACAGATGCGTTAAGAGGCTTGGCTGTTTCTCAGGTATCTAGTGGAGTTTCGGGCGCAGTTTCAGGTGAAATAAGCAAGCTGGTTTCAGACCCTGCAACTGCAAATCTACTGAATAATGTTGCTAACGGACTTACTACAGGTGTTCTGTCTGGTAATACATCAAATCTGGATAAAATGATTGTTGGGTCTGTCATTGATTCTGTTGTCAGTAATCAAACAGGTAGCAATCTTGCAGGTAAAGCGGCAAGCACTTTATTTACAACTGGAAGCACAGACGCGGCGGCACAATCACTGGTCGGTGGAATTATTTCTGGGTTGAATACCTCTGGAAAAACTACTGACACCACACAAACGCTAAGTGGTTTAGATTCTTTGGCAAGCCAAGACACAATTGCCTCCGGTAGTACAGCAGGAGACACAGTAACAGGAAGCACCTTTGCTGGTAAAGATATTGTCTCCAGTATCGGTGACGGCGCAACAACGGTAGACTCAATAACCGGCACACCAAACATTTTAGTAGACGCCAGTACGCTTGTTGATAATGAGTTCGGTAACCTGCAGGGCGCTATAGACACTAATGCGGCGGCGGGTAATAAGGCCACCTCTTTTAACGACACCTTTAATGCTTATCGAACAGCCTTTGGTCCCAACACAACTTTCTCTTGGACCAACCCCGCAACAGGCGTTACAGGAACGTACACAACAGGAACAAAAGAAGAAGCTGAAGCGGCCGCAACCGCACAAGGAAACGCGCTTAGTGCAAAAAATCTTGCAAGCCGAACACCAGAACAACAAGCGTTAATTGACGCTCAAAACGACACGGCCGCACGAGACGCCGCCGCAAAAGCACTAGCCGCGACCACTTCTGCAAACAATGTACTTGCGTCTAACTTAGACTCTACTGGCGGCTATTGGTCCGACACCACAAACGCCACAGACGCCGCAGGTAACTTAGTTGGCGGTGCTCAAGGTGTTGGCACGCTCAACACAAACACAACCCTTGGTAAGGTTGTAGACACACTTCAAACTGGTTTAGGTTCCGCTGTACAAACAGGATTAAACACCGGCGCTGGTTTTGTTGCAGGTGGCGCAAACTTATTAGGCCAACTGGGCACAGGCTACGGGCTTGTAACCGGCGACATGGACAACGCCGCCAGAGATACAGCCGCTCAAATTAAGACGTCGTTAAATGATATTTTGACAAGCGACTTTAAGGGCGACCGCACAGCCATGTGGAGTGCAATTCAAAAAGCTGGCGGAGAGGGTCAGTTTGCACAGTTTGTTGAAACATTCAAACAGTTTGGTTCTAACCCACTTCAACTGGCCGCTTTCTTGGCAGAACAAAGCCCAACACTAATGGTTGGTGCAGGCGCCATGTCTGTGGCTAAACTGATGGGCGCGGGCATGACAACTGCTGAAACCGCGGCCATTGTCGCTTCTGCAGGAACACAGGGCGCGGACATTGCGAGTGATATTTACAGAAACAATATAACCGCAGGAAAGTCTAAAGAAGAATCTTTGACCGCCGCTAGAGAAGGCGGTTTCTTGGCCGCTTTAGCGGGCGGTATTGCCAACAGATTTATCCCCGGCGCGTTGTCCATGGAGACCGCTGTTGCCGCCAAATCCGCGGCCGCAACAAGCTTAAAGACTGCGCTTAGAGGAGAAATTGGCGCAGAAATTTCCGAAGAAACTTCCGGTAAAGTAATTGAGAATCTTTTCAGCGGCCGCCCATGGAACCAAGACATTGGAACCACGGCGGCGCAGGCTATCATTGCCAGCGGTGGTTTGACCACCGCAACACACAGCATATTAAGCACACTAGAAAATAACATAAGTAATTCACCAACAACAGAGGGTGCTAATTCTGAAAACTTTCTTTTGGCCCAAGGTTCTGCGTTTGGTGCCAAGGTTGGAGACACGTCTAATCAAGGTGTTAACCAAATTACGGACGAGCACAATGCTTTTATTGCCGACCAAAATCAAGGCAGTGCGACAACTTTCTTAGACAATCTTCGCAATCAAGCCGCAACATTAGGCTTGACTGCCGCGTTAACCTTTGGTGGTATTACTGGCGCAAATGCGGCAGACACACAAACAACAGAACAAGTTGGATCAGGCGCACAAACCACGTCGCTTTCAAACATCGATTCTGCGATTAGCAACGCAAGTGATAACAACCAGAGCTTGCAAGGGGCAATTCTTAATTCTGTAAGTCAGGCTGTTAGTTCTGGAACCAATTCTGCGGCGGCGGTTGATGCCGCGGTGCAGGCCGCGGTAAACGCGGGGATGAGCACAACCGACGCACGAAACATTGCTGTAAGTGCGGCGATTAGTGCAAC